CTGTATTAGGAACTATGGCAAATAGAATGATGCAGGAAGGTCTTCCAATCTCTCCGCAAATTGCTGCTGGCGTTGGTGCGCCTAGCCTCGCTGGAGCCGATATATCAGGTTTACTATCTCAAGCAAGAACCGCAAAGTTAGATGCTGCTAGAGCGCAAGCAGCAAGTAGTTATGGTAGTGCATTTAAGAGTCAGACTGATGCTGGATGGGTTCCCGCAAATAAAACTGGAACTGGTAGACAATTAGCAACAGGAGGAGGGACTGCTACTGGAGTAATGCCAACAGCAAGAAGTATAATCCAAGAAGACTCGACTACTCGCAAAGCAAAGGTTCCAGCCGGAAGTACTACTCCTGTAGGGTTAACAGATCTAACAATAAAAACAGGTCGAAAACAGAAAGGATCAGGACTAGTTGGACAGACAAAGAACCTTGCTAATATTATTGGTAATGAACGATGGCACGAAATCGCTCGTCCACTAAAGCGTACTGCTGATTATCTTAAGATGTCTGTGCCTGATTTAATAGAGAAGATTCAGACTGGTATTGCTAAAGCCGATGGAAGCATACAAATGCGTGGAACCAAGACAATAGTCATAGATGGACAACCTTATGACTGGTTTAACTAATGGCCCCAAAAGCAATAAACTTTGCTGATCCTATTGAGGAGCCTAAAGCTGTAGAAGCTCCTACTAAAGCTCCTGTTTAAAAAGGTAGAGGCACAGACCTAACAGAAACATTTAGACAAGCTGTAGCTGGACCTACAGATATAATTACTGGCATTCCTTCTTTAGTTGGATTAATCCCAGCCGCTGCTGGTGCTGCTTATGAGGCAGCAACAACTGATAAGGGATTCAAAGAAAGTTTTGATGAATACAATCAGTTGCCATTTATGAAGGGTGCATATAATTTAACCCATGCTGGTCGTGGAGTTATTAACGATTTACTGGGAATTAAAGAACCAGTACGAACAGAAGACCAAGCTGCTAGATTAATAACTAGTACATTTATTCCTGGTATTGGGTGGTTAGGTGGATTAGCAAACGCTACAGGTAAAGTTGGTGCTGTTGGCAGGATGCTTACTCCTGTTATGAAGGTTACTAAAAGCCCTACTGGTTCGTATCTAACAGGAGGCAATGTACTTAGAGGTGGTGCACAAGTTGGAATGGGTGGCGCAGTTGATCAGTCGATGCGTCATGTGTATCCAAACCCAGAATTTCCTCCTATGTTTTCTGAACAGGCATTAACTGGTAAAGCTCCTGAAGCGATAAACTTTGCTGACGATCCTAATACTATAGACTTTTCTGATCCCACTTCACTTGATGCTCCTGTATCTAATGCACAAGATAATGGTCCAGTTAGTAATACAGTAGAGAAGCTACGGGCTTTAAATGAAGAGAACGATAGAGAAGAAAACGCTAATAATTACAAAGAGATAGCTCTTGTTATTGCTGCTTTAGGTGGAAGTTATGTAGCTAAAAGAGCTATCTCAAGCAGGATACAAACCGCAGCCGATAGGGCTGGTCCACTAGGTTCTGCTAGTCCTGACTTGAAGGGAGCAGATAAAGCATTTGTACAAATAGCTGAAGCTGATGGTGGATGGGGCAAAACTAAGACGGGTCTGGGCATTATTGGTAGGTATCTACATACAGATTGGACGGATGCAGCCCAACATAATATAGCGATGTTAAGATCTAAAGGCGTATCTGAAGCTGATATACAGATAATAGCACAAGCAGGGTCTACTGATTGGAAGAGTGTAGCTAAAGTATTCCATTGGTCGGGAGAACTTGGGCAAGGTAGTGGGATTAAGACTCACGCACCAAGAGCCTTAGAACTTGATCGGCTAAAACTTAATAATAAAGATCCAGTTCTACAAATTGGGCCAGACAAATGGCTTACTCAAAGGGAGTTATTTGATTTAAGCGAGGTAGCTAGAACAGATCAAACCAGCAGAATCATGGCTGTCGCTAATGATGTTATTGAAAGATCTAAACATCACAGAGGTAGTATTGATGCACCAACAGGGATAACTCCAGAGGCTTCAGACTTCTTAAATGCGGCAGCACAAGGAATGCCAGCAAACATTACTAATAACTTACGAAGAATCGCACGAGAAAATGGAATATCTATTACTCGAAACATGACTCCTCAAGATGTAGTTGATGCGCTTAGAGCAAAGAGTACATCAACAGATCCTACCGAGATAGTACCAGGACTTGTAGATGCTTTATCTAGATCAGATTTAGCTGGAGTACGCAGTATACTTGAGGCCAACAAAGATGCTGTACGCACGATCCGGCGTACTCTTGATGATGTAGAACAAGGTAATTACCCAAATAAGCAGAATAAGGATGGCTCGTGGGAGTTATGGGATGAGCCTAGAGAAATACATGTAGGACTAAGGAAGCCAATAGGAGAGTCAGAATATCGTATTTGGGGTAAAGGTAATAGATTAAGCGACGATATGTTATCTAGAATTGTTGATGCTGCTGATACCGACGGAGCTATTAATGCATTAAGTAGAAAAACATCTGAAACTTTAGATGCATTATTAGATTATAGAGTACATATGAATGAGCTTTCTCCAGAAGTTGCCAAAGCATACAGACGAAGATTTATGCATGGCCCTCCTGGTAAAGAGAGAATGGCATACATTCCAATGGTACATAGTAGTGGCCCAATAGGATTTTGGGAACGCATGAAAAATCTTGCTGGAATTAAAACTCGAAAAGGAGAAGAACTAAATTATGCTAAAGAGCTTGAGCAAAGAGGAATTAGACATGGGGAGGGAACAGACTTCTCAATACAACCTCTTGCAGCACTAACTAGATATGCCGATGATACTATTGAGGGAGTTAATCTTAATACTTATCAGCACCATTCTTTGTCTTATTGGACACAAATGCGTCATGGAAAAGTAGGCGATGATCCACATGCAATGCAATATACAGGTGTAGATACTAATGGAAACATAACAAAATTAACAGATAAAGCCGAAATTGCTGCACGAGAAGCAGATAATTTAGGTCCACAATATCTAGGTTATAAGTCATTTGATGCAACTAATGATTCTTTAGGAAAGTGGGAAGGGTTTACTGCTCCTTTTGGCAGAGGGAAGACCCGTGCATTTGATGATATGGACCCAAATATTAAATGGACTATGCAACATGGAAGACTCCATGCTTGGAAAGTTCCTGATGCTGGTTTACGTGCATCATTAGATCTACATCCTGCCTTATCTCCTGGTCAGCATTTCTTTAGGCATTGGAATAATATATTCAAAGCTGGAACTACTGGTCCTTTATCTGCCTTTGCTCCCGTTGCACACATATTTTCTGCACAACAAATAGCAACTAATGTAGCACGTACTAGTAAGACACATCTTAATGCTGCTGGTAAAGGATGGGCAAGTTATGTTGAGGGACTTAGTGGTACTTGGGATCTGCTAAAAACTAGTTGGGCTAAAGAACGTGCAGACTATTTGTCTCAACGTATTGCTAGTCAAATTGGTCGTGGCGAAATGCCTAATGCAGCCAAAGTACAATTAAGAGATCGCTTAGAAAAAGCGTATACGAACTCGTTCATGTTAAGAGCGCAGAAGGAAACTGGAAGAACCGCTGGATATATGGGTGGCGATACAAGGGGATTTTTAGATTCATTTACTGACAACGAAGCCAACTTTGTCAGGCATGTAGGACTTGACCAAGCTAATCTAGTTTGGCGTATGTGGAAATCGTGGAATCATGCGTGGCATGAAGGTCCAGCATACGCACAGTTACTTAAACATTATGGTGCTAATTTACGCAAAGGAATGTCTGCTAAAGATGAGGCTAGATTACTTCGTGAATCAGCAGATTTTTCTAAGAAGGTTGCTGGTGATATGAGGAAAGTTGGAGCAAGTCAGCAAGCTAAGTGGTTTAATGCAGCCGTGCCATTTGCTCCAGCCATGATCCAATCATGGGCAACTATTGGTGGAGCGATAAGAGCTAATCCTAGTAAATTCCTAACAGGAGTTACTTCATTAATTGTAGCTCCTACTGCTGCTGAAGTTATGTGGAACTTCTCAATGAGTGGCGAAACATTTAAAGATGAGAATGGGCGCGAGTGGACCCACAATGAATACTTTTGGAAAGGATTTAATGCACAACAACGAGCTTCTACTAATATAGTAATGATACCAGGAGTAGATCCCAGGAATGCTCACCAATTTCCTGTTAGTCCTGAATGGGGATTGATAAGAGGATTTGTTATAGACTCGATAGACGCGATCTTTAACTTTTCAGGTACAAGGAGCTTTGAAGATTTAGAACCAGCCCAATGGAATTTGATAGCTGGTATGAACAGAGTCCTTGATATTGCTATGCCGCCTCCAATGGCCGCAGCATTTACTGCTATAACAGGGAAAAGTGTGAGAGGAGGATTCTCTTTCGATCCACATGGGGGAGATGAGGAAGGAGAAGCAGGAGATATATCTATTACCACTGCCATGCCGATAGGTACAGGAAGTCGTTATACTGCTAGATCTCAAGAAGATGGTCTTATGGATAAGATGGCAGCAGAACTTATACAGGATATAGGTGGTAGTGGTGGTAAGTTGGTAGTAGATGTGTGGAATGCTGTTACTGCTGGATTAAGTGATAGACATGAAAAGGCTGGAGTTGTTACTGCACTTGAGCGAGGAACGGAAGCTCTTGGTTTAGCAGTTAACCAACAACTTAAATTCCCTGCTTTAGTATTTGGTAGAACAAGGAAGCTGTCTACTATGCAGCCAGCCGGTAAGAGAATGTATAGGATTAAAGAAACTATTAAAGCTCTCCAAGATATGGATCGAATGCTTGATACTGGTGGTAAGGGTACGTTAAGGGGAATATTTAAAGGTACTGGCCTTACTAATATGATGAATGATAATGCTGTATGGAATGAGGTAGCTGCATCTATTAGTGGGCTTAATGGAGATCTCCAAGAAAGTAATGAACAAATATCATTTATTCGTAAAAATAATAACTCTCTTGGAATGGATGGTATGAAGAGTGTTGGCGAGAAGAGAAGAATGGTAGACGCTAATAATGCTGAGTTAAATGATATTTATAATCATCAATATGTAATGGTTAAGGAGTGGGAGAGGAAGCTGACTCGTATATTACAAGATAAATATCAAGATGAAACTATAGAGGTTGACCTTGAAGGTAGTATTCCACAGTCTAGACTAGAAGGTAAATCATTCCTAGAAAGATTAAGAACTCCTTAGAGGCTCAGTCTTTCTAGTACTTCAGAGGTAACACCGAACTTCTCTATTCCTCTAGTGGCTCTATAGAATTTCCCACGGCCAACTTCGAATATCTGTATCATCCCACATTCATGTAGCACCTTAGTAAGGATGGCTAACTCTCTAGCGTCTAGTCGCTTCTGCATCTTGCGTAACAAGTCACCGTGCTTTATTCCATCAGTCCCGAAGTCAATTAAGATTTCTCGAATACGTGTTACGGCATCAGCCAGTCTTGCACTTTGACTGAAATCTCCTCCGAAGAGCGAATTGGCTCCAGCTTTAACTCCACTGATAACCTTGATTGCCGTTGAGATGTGATTAGTCTGAATTTCAAGTGTTCCGTCGTTGATGCATAGGCATGCAGCCAGCCGTAAGACGTGATCATCTTCTCTAGCCTCGAAGCTACTGAGGAAACTATCTCTGTTACATGGCTTGGAGGTGTACCATTGGGAGAACTTCTTGAGTCCTCCTTTGGAGATCTCGATTCCTCTAATGGAAGCAGCAGTTGCTCTGGTTCTAGACATGTATCCTTTAATTGTTTCTTCTTCGTTGTCGTCTCTTTGTCTGGGCCAAGGGATAGCTCTTTTTCTACTATCATCAACAACGAATATAACTCTCGACGTAAAGCCTCCTTCGATAACGGATGGGTTGATAGCAGTAACGAGCCAAGCTGGCGTCGATGCTGATATAAATGTGACGAAGACATCTTTCTGTATTATCTCCCCTGATTTGAGTGTACCTGGAGTACGCCGTTCACCCGGACAATCGTACAAGTCCGTTAGTAGTCCCGGCATTGAAGACATGTAGCCTTCTCTTCCAAGTACAGTTACTAACTCTGATACCGCGAAAGAGACGGAAGCCCTCCCATGTATCCTAGTCTGCTCGTGAAGCAGGAGTTCCAATGACTCGGGAGAGGTCTTACCGGCAAGAAGTGGTCGTCTATTATTCTCAGCAACTCTAGTAATCGTCGCAATTGCTGTTGATTTTCTCGTAGAGCCAGACTCAGCCGCCAGAATAAGATACCAATTAAGATAGACTGGAGTATTAGGGCGGTTAACATATACGTCCCTTCCACATGCATCTCCTATTGCCCATACCGCACACCAAAAATCATATGATTCTGCTGTCTCTACATATGACATGTACTCCATGTATTGTCCAATGAATGAGTCAGGTGGAACTAACTTTTTATAATTCATTCTCTTTTCTAGCCATTCTAGTCAGGAATGCTTCTAAGAACTGAGTAGCCACTACAACTCTTTGGCGTCGATTAGACTCAGTAGCTTTTTTAACGTATCCGGTATCAGATAAAGCGCCTTTTCGTAATAAGGGCTTAACTCTTGGGGTACAGGTTTGAATTGCCAAGCCTGTTTTGTGGCTAATCTCTTCTCCTATTAGTCCACGATCTCCTGAATCAAACACAGCCTTAAATACTTGTGCCTCTAAGGCTGGAACATCAATAGAAAGTGCTGCTTCCCAACTAGTAGCTGGATCATCAACTCTTGCTGGAACTGATGATCCATCTGTTATGTATAACTTACGTCTTTCAGTGTCGACCATCTATGTATTCCCTTCTCATCTGGTATTGATTCTTTAAAGTCAGTACCAATACTTATTTGTCTGCCCCTAATAGTAATAGGAGCTTCTGCATGTTTCTTCATAAGTCGTTGGACAGTTTCTTTGTCAGTAGGTTTATGTATTGCGATGAGGGCGTCATGGATATTGAGTAGCATACGTGCGTCCTCGGGCCACTCTTCATCTTCGTGACAAAGATAAATAACACCACTGACTTTATCACCAATCGTTGATTGAGGTACAAATGCGATAACACTGTCGAAGCTGTCCTCTGTTATTCTACCAAGTATGACAAATCTTCTTCCGAGAGGTGTATATAAGCAACGCTCTTCTCTAACAGTTGAAATTGTACGCTGCCATGCTTTGTTAATCTCAGGGAAAGCTCTATGATACGAGGCAAATGCTTCTTCTGCTTGACTAATTGGAATGCCACAGACAGTTGCGAGTTTGGGAGCTTGCATTCTATAATTAAGTCCGTGTACGCACCGCTTTCCAAGGTATCTAAGAGAACGTTTGCCATCGTCATCGTAGTCAGACTCCGGTATTTCATTGTAAGGTAGTCTGAATATCCTTGCAGCATTGCCTCTATGTACATCGAAGCCTTCTTCAACCTCGGCCCTCTCGAAATTTTCGATGAGTCCTTCCACATTCCATAAGTATGCGACAACTTTTGCCTCCGCTTGCTTGAGATCAAAGTACGACAACATATAACCCTCATCACATACGAACATTGGGTACGCTGCATGTGGTTGGTTCTGTAAGTTGCCTCCGCTTCCCCACAAAGTCCCGCTTGAACTTAGTCTTCCTGGTGCTGCTTGTACTCCGAACTGTTTGTACTCACAACGAAACCTACCATCTGGGTCTGGCTTCTGGGTAGCATAAGTAGAGAAGAACTTGTGGTCTTCTTTATAGTCATCAACAGCTTCGATGAATTTAACTTCTTCATCGGTTGTCCGTGGATGCTTCTTCATCCTATCTCTATTCTCCTTGTTAGTACTACTGCCTCGACCTACAAGTTGTAGTTCTCCGAAGAAGAATTGGGACAGTTGTTTAGGAGAGTTAGGATTAAGTGACCGCCAATGTTCACCAGCTAGATCACTAGCACGAGTTTGTATATCTTCTAGCTTATCTTTTAGTTCTACATCCAGCTTCTCTACAATGGAAGACTTGAGGTCCATGTCGAGTTTGATCCCACCAACTTGCATTTGGATAAGGTGAGGCTGCAACCGCATAACGTGGGAGAAGAAAAAGTCTTCCATGTCCTGGGATTGTAACTCACGTAAGATCCCTTTGTGTGCAGCCCAAGTGATACAGCAGTCTTTGACGTTATACTCCCAAAACTGATTAATATCTCCGCCCTCGCGCCAGGACTTACCTTCGTCCTTGTAATAAGGATGATCAGTATACTGCGCTGTAAGAAATCCAAGATTATGTGGTAGTGACGGGTAAAGAGTGTGGTGTGCAAGTAATGTGTCAAACCAAACTTTCGGGACATGTATTCTATCCTTGTACCAGAGCCAGCCACAATCAAACGATCCATTCTGTGCTATCAGTCTGGATCTTTTATCAGATAGTAGTCGTCCAATTCTTTTACGGAGCAGTCTCTCTTCATTAAGACTATATCTGTTTGACTTAGCATCTCTAAAATTGATTGATATACCTGTTCTAGCGTTGTTGGCGAATCCGATACATGCGGTTTCGCCAGACATGACCTCAATGTCAAATGCAATTGGCTGTTCAGATTCACTAAGTCTATCGAGATGTTCGATAGCCTCGTTGAAAGTTGGGTTAATTGTTGCGCTAACGATGTGTCGCTTGAATCTTCCATCCATAACTCTCCTAAGTTTAGCTACATCGAACTTGTAGAATGGTTCCATCTGGATATTCCGCAGTACGTGTGCCGGATTATTAGTTATTATTGCTTTGACTAGCCGTCGTTCTCTTCCAACCTTGCAATCATAAATAGATCCACGCCAGTTAGTGATGCCTGTTGCACCAATCAGAGCGTGTAATGCCATGTTGCCAAGGACTAGAACGTACTTCAGGTTGGATAGGTGATCTAACTCCCAATCAAGCAGTCCTTCCCAGTGTTCTATCTCTACTTTCTTAACTGGGTTACGTGCATCAGTCTTAGATGATAGAGATACCTGACGCTTAACAACGTTAGTCACGTAACAATCTTTTCTGGATATATCTAATGGCTTTAGTACATCCCATAGTAACTTGCCGCTGCCTCCTACTAACGGCATCTTCATCATGGCTTCACGCTCACCGGGAGCTTCGCCGATGATACAGATCTCGCTGTCTAGTTTACCAGAGCCAAGACAATCGACTTCTAACTGACAAGCCTTGGCCCGTTTAGTAAACTCCTGCATAAGCCATGCTTCAGTTACCACTGGCACTAATTCTCTCCTGTCTCTTCAACTGCTTCTGTAGTTTCCTGCCTTTACGAGCGTATCCTTCGATATCATCCCAATGATCTTTGTGGTAAGAGCCACATATGATACGAGCTATCTTGTGTAGGATATTTAGGATTGCGAAGTGGTGTGGATTGAGTGGTCTACCACAAAAATCAACAACAACAGTTACTAAGTCTGCTCCTAATGCAAAAGTCTTGGTTGCATCACCGTGAGTTTTCTCACGGTCATCAAGTAAGGCATCAGTCTTGTCTGACATTATTTATCTCCTTGTTTATATAGACTACGAGACAATGACTTCTGATCTGTGATTATATACACATGGTCTTTTGCTCTTGTTACTGCTGTATATAAGTTCTTTCTATTCAGCAGCCACGAGCGAGATGAGTTCATAATGTAACAGACACGATCATATTCACTGCCTTGAGACTTATGGGTTGTTATCACGTAAGCAAGGTCGAGATCTTTCTGTGGATTTATGTAGTAGTGTCCACCTCTACCTTCCATCTCCAATGATACAGGGACTTCAAGTTCTCTATCACCAAGGTCAATAGTGATACTAGCATCGGCGTTTAGAGACTTGATAACCCCTGTTTCACCATTGAATACTTCTAAGGGATAGTTATTAGTCGTGTAGATAACCTTATCTCCCTCATACATTCTGATATAATCTTGATCTACCCACTTATGGCGTTCAATTTCTGTGTATTCTTTGCTACTTGGGTGCAATAGGTTTTGGATACAGCCATTTAGTGCTTCAGTACCAACCCAACCAACCTTAGTTGGTGTTATCATTTGGTTATCTATTGTTCCAAAATCTATTCCCTCTAGCAGTGTACGTTGAACAAACTCCTGTACCTTTTCAACTGGATTGCCGGTCATTTGGATATCAAAGTCAGGCTTACGAACTGGCATACCACCTACAATAATCCTGTTAGCGTTAGCAATGATGTTGCTGTCTGCTTTCTGTCTGTGGATGTTGGTGAGTTGGATGCCGTTATATTTCTTTAGCATCTTCAAGAATGAGGAAGGTTCAGCTTGTAATTTCTTGGAGGATTCTATTGGTTGTAACTGGTTAGCATCACCAAACATTCTTATGATACCACCATGAGGCATAGCATCTATTAAGTTACGGTGAACTTCTACACTTACCATTGCGTATTCGTCGCATAGTACTACGTCGAATTCGATGGGATTCTGTCTGTCTCTCTTTGGATCGGTTGAGATAAGAGTCTTTCCAGTTTTCTCATCTCTTTCACCTGGATGGGGATACTCAAGGAGTCTATGAATCGTCCGAGCGCGGATACCTGTTGCCTCTTGTATTCGTTTTGCTGCTTTGCCAGTAGGAGCGCACAAAACGACTTCGTGTCCCCTTGCTTTAAGTGTTTGGTAGACATTCTGTAGAATCGTTGTCTTTCCAGTACCAGCCGCACCCGTAACTGGTACGATTCGACGGCTAATATCACAGCAAGCACCGATAGCTTCAGCTTGTGTCTGATCGAACTTAAACCCATTGATCATCATCATCCCCAACGGTTTGGGCCGTTGAGTTGCTGAGTCTATGCTCCTTAAGTTTCTGAGCGACTTGGACTGAACACCAACGACCGAAGTTAGCTATAGAGATACCTAAATACGCTGCTTCTTCTGCCAACATATCGTATTCAGCATTAGTGCAACGAATTCTTAGGTTCCCACCACGTCTTCCTGTGGAATTGGGACCGAAGCCTTTGGGAATCTCACTCGGAGTTGGTATTGATATTTTGTAGGGAGGATCGTATGACATCGTTAAGTTCTTTTTTTCGTTTTGCGTGGGAGAATGAAGTAATATTTGTGTGTTCGTGGCATGT